TTAACTTACTGATTTTAATAAGCCTCTGGTGTCACTTTGGTGACTATGGGGCATCATTGGGACATAATCTGTCAGCTTCTGATTCAGCATTGCGATCTGTTCTGCATTGCTGTCAGTCATCCATGCTCCGTATACATTGAATACCATCTGGGCACTTGCATGGCCCATCTGGCTGGCAATGAAGCTTGGGTTTGCTCCGGCAGATAATGACCAGCACGCATAAGTGTGTCGTGACTGGTATGCCTTTCGATGCCTGATCCCTGCACGCTTAATGGCTGTTTCCCATGAGTCACCTACAGAATCGACTTTGTAGACAAAACCTACCTGTTCGCTTTTTCTAACCACTTGAGGGTTAAACACGAAAGTACATTCATGGTTCACTGAACGTCCATATTCACGTAGTTGCACCTTGATGTTGTACTGCTTACCCAGTCTTGTCATTTCAGCCTGATTTTTCAGGACACTGATAGCGGGCTGGATAAGGTGCACAACCCTGTTTGTGCTTGCTTCAGTTTTCGGTAGAGTGAACTCACCAAGTTTCGTATAATTGCGCCTGATGGTAATTGTTCCTGCCTTCAGATCGATATCTTCCCAGGCCAGGGAGACCAGTTCACCGTGACGCATTCCTGTGTACACAGCCAATGACCACAGGTTTTTCGTCTGCTGATGTCGGCAAGCATCTATCAGGCGAATAAATTCGTCACGAGTTAGCGGATCTGGCTCTGCCCTGGCTCTTTTAAGAGGCTTAATTCCCTGGAAGGGATTTGCTTCTAAGTAACCGTGATCTGCAGCAAACTGAAACATTCCAGCGATTGTCGTCATGTAATAATTTACAGTAACGACGCTCCGTCCTTTTGCTGCTGCTTTGTTTTTCGTTGAATTCTGATACCCGGTTAGCAAATCTTTCCTGATATACAGCAATTCCTCTTTGGTTACCGATGACACCAGTCTACTGCCTCCAATTTTCGAAACCATCGTTCTTGCAACGGATTCATAGCGATTGAATGCATTTGCAGAGATTTCCATTCGTTTCAGATCCAGCCACTTTTCTTCAAGTTCCTTCACCGTAATTTCTTTTTTACTTACCCCAAAAGCCTGAAGGTTGGGGGAGTCAGGGAACTGTGCAGCATAATCAAAGCTTCCTGTGCGGATGGCAAAACATACCGATGTCCGCAGTTCCCCGGCGATCTTCCTGTTCTTGGCAGTGTCAGGGACACCAAGATTTTCCCTGACACGTTTACCTTTAAAATTAAACCAGATGCGTAATGTGCCGCCGTGGTTTTCGACGCCTGTTGGATATTTGACTTTATCCATTGATACCTCCAGACGCCCAAGAGCGATACGAGCTTACATACTTCATGGCATTAAATCACCCAGGTTGTTTGTTTTTCATTGAAGCGACCCAGGCATCTATTGCTTTTCTGTTATACATACATTCACTGGAAGGCTTTGGATTACCGTCTGGTGATACGTGAATATACTCTCTTCCAACCATCCAGCATTCTTTCCGGGCCCGAAGAATTGTGCCTGGTTTGAGCCCGGTAATTGCGATTAGAACGCTTTCACAAACCCATTCATTGGGAGCCAGTTGAATCACATTGCCCATGCATTACCTCACACAACACTCAGCCCACGGCAGTGGCACCACACTTCAAACATTCGTTTCACAATTTCACGACAGTAGAAACCGTCAACATCTCGTGTCAGGTCATAGCGATTGCCGTAACGCTGGTGGACCCATTGTTCAAATGCTTTATTCATTCTTTACTTCCTTTTCATGGCCCGTAATTTTTTCAGATGAGCTTCCTGCTCTGTTTCTGCCAGAATTTGTCGGTATTCCTGGTGATCAATCCGTTCAAACAGTTCATTGAAATCGTTTATTTTTACTGACTGTGTTCGCCCATCCATTCTTCTGTACAACACAGTGTTGTTTATGCAGCGAACAATTTTTATCGGGTAGCCAGCACTATCGGTGTATATCTGCCCGCGTTGAATCAAAGCGAACATGTGGTTATCCCCATCGACAAATCGAGTACACAACAAACGCTACTGCGAATACCATCCCCAGAGTTACGATTGCATCAGGCCAGCTCATTGATTCACCTCCTGCCTGTCGTCCGGCATTCGCTCACTACAGCTTATCCAACCATCCGGAGTTACCGGAACTTGTGGAATGGCTGTCTGCTCTCGAACGTCATTAGGCGCTATAGGTTCTGCTGCCAACTGACTGGCATATTTGTTAATGGTAACGATAAGCTCTTGCTCAGCCTCATCCAGACAATCACCGATACCTCGCCTGTCACCGTCAAAATCATCGAAATCGGCACGAATCCTGGCAACCTTCAGGATTGCGGACAACACCTCACTAGGAATTGCCGGATAGTTGGTTGACGTTTCCGCGATTTCCCGAAAATTATTGGTTGACGAATTCTTGTTTTCCCGAAAGTTTCCGGACTGAAGCATGGCGGCGCGGCAGGCGTTCCATATTTCGGCAGCAATATCGCGCTCGCTATCGGTTAATTTGTACGTTGAAACATAGCCAGAGAGCATTTCTACGTTTTCCGGAGTTGCTTCTTCAGGCACTACCGGTGCTGGAGGGGCGGCGTAAATGCCCTCTATCACTAAATGTTTGCGCTCAAAATCATCTGGCTCTCGATGATATACGTAACTCCAATCACCAAGTTTATCATTGCGCCTGCAACGGAAACCTATCGGCTCTGCTTCCAGCGATGCCAGAGCAATTCGTGCCAGTTCTTCCGCTTCTTCTGCTGGCAGTACAACGTTGCTACCAGGTCCGTATGTTTCGCGCCACTGCCTGATTGTCAGCAGTCGCTCTTTGGTAATAGTGGTCATGTGTTAGTCCTTATCCTGCTGTACTTTCAACTGATGAGGGGAATAAAATCTTTTCATCAAATCCGGCATTCATATCATGAACAGCAACACACCAATCCATTGACGAACGATTATCAAGAGCCTCCATGATTTCATCCATGCGGCGCAGGTCATACAGGTAAATGCTTTTATCGCCAATGGTGTAAAAACCAATTTTTTTCGGTGATGGGCAGCGATCAAGAACGTCCTGTAATTCGCTCAACCATGCTTGTTCTTTTTTTGTCAAAGTTGCCATATCACTCTCCTTTAATGCGAATGTCAGCGACGCGTAATGCGTGTTCCAGGTCAATCAGGTAAAGCCAACTGCCATTTTCTTTAGGTATCATGACATGTCGCTCATCTGCATTTATCGGGTGTCCATATCGAAGGTCGTAGCGAGTCGGTAATTGAACTTCCCGCGCTTCCAGTTCAGCAATACGCTTGCACCCATCAGAGATAACTCCCTCGTAATACTCGCGCTGCTCGTTGAGTTTTGATTTTGTCTCCTCAAGCTCAACGCGCAGCTTCCCTACCGTTAGCGCAATATCCTCGTTCTCCTGGTCGCGGCGTTTGATGTATTGCTGGTTTCTTTCCTGTTCATCCAGCAGTGCCAGCACGGTAGCCGGGTTAGCCTCTGCTATGAATTCAGCGTTTGCATAAGCCTGAGCATCTGTTTCAACCAGGCAGTTAACGTGACATTCTGCAATTACGCCACCGGGTTCTCCTTTCCATTTTTGACAAACAAAAACTCCTGTTAAATTGCCGTGTTGGTTAACAGATGTATGCCCTACGATGTAGCTTCCTTTAGTTGCTTTCTCTGCCTTTTCACGCAGTACCTGATAGTTAATGTTGCTCACTGGTTGCCTCCTTTACGGATCTGCGCTGCGATGCACGAAAAAAAAAGACTTTCGCGTATGACTGTTAAGAGCTGGCGCGAACGCCGCGTTAAGAACGGCGGCATCACAGCCGTCATCGATATAGAGCGCAATTTTTTTCTCCAGGCGTGCTTTGGCTTCCTGCAACTGCATATCCCGGCACGCACGCGGGATATACTCAGCAATTTGAGCGATAGATTTTTCGTTCTGTTTAAACATGCTTCACCTCGATAGGCTTGATGGTATCGATCAGCAGTCGGCGGCGAGTATTTTCTGCAAAGTGGCGGCGTCCGGTTTCTTTGTGGTAAAACTCGTTTTTTCCGACGACCCACATCCGCTTTGTCTGGTGCAGTTTTTTTACCTGCGGACCGTCTCGGGTGATAACAATTCCTGTATGAGTTTTTATCACGCTCATTTTTTATTCTTCGGTGCTTTCGGCATTACTGCCCAGTGAGTGATATTGACGTTTTCAAGGTCCCCGACCTGAAATGTCCACAGCCATTCTCCGGTTTCTTTTTGTCCCCAGGTGTACCAGAGAGAACGCCAGCCAATTAGCCAGCCTTCTCCGTTAGCATCAAATAACAGAACACTTTCATTTGCTGGCGGCAGTTCAGCTGACACTGGTATTATTTTGTTTTCCAGTGCCGCACATTTAGCTTCAAGCGCATCGAATTTACGTACCAGGTACTCAGCATTTGTTTCATTCACTTTCAGATCTCGTGGTACACATTTCCCGCGAAGAAACCCTTCCATTTCGAAAACATTCATGCGCATTTGCGTAACTCCGATAACTCGTTAAAACGTTCCATAAACATCCCGTAGGCATGGCCTGGTGACAGTGGAATAACTTTGAACATCTCTGTCGCCGGGATACCTTCCAGTACAGGCCAGAAAGAGCCATCATCAAGCCCGAGATCGCGACGTTCGGTTGCCAGCATAATGAGATCGGCATATTTCACTGGCGTGCTCATAACAGGAGGTAACCCGTATTTCTCACGGATTACGGCGTCTATTTTTTCTTCCATCCGTTTATAGTCAGGAAGAAGGCGTTTCAGTGGAGCTGGGATGTCCTGGCAATACGCTTCTGTTGCATCATGCATTAACGCTTCAAAAGCAAATTCCTGCGGTACCAGCTGGCTGCAAAGCACCGCATGTTGGGCGACGCTGTAGAAGTGTGAAAGATGTCCTGCAAAGCGACAGATATTTGAAAGGGAAACCGCGATATCGTTAATCACGATGTCGTCTTTATTTATCTTGTCATAATAAAAATGCTTCCCGGAAAAAGTTTTAATAAATGACATTTTGTTCTCCACGTATATGCGCTGCACCGCGCTGAATTTGGGTAAAAGGAAGCCCTCACCATCCGGTGATTATTGGGTTAATTACGTTTCCATAAATGCCCCCGCAGGGGCATTTGCAGTAATGAAATCAGGCGGTGAAAGTACCAATAAAGGTTTCTACTTTGCTGTCTTTGAATTTCTCAACAAGCAGATCACGAAATTCGTTAGCCATATCTTCCTGCACCGCTTCCAGCTGAATAATGCGCAGAACCAGTACAGGACGATCGCCAGTGATAATGCTGAGGCGTAATTTAAACGGACGTTCTTTCAGACCTTCAAACGGAACGCATTTAAATTCAAATGCCACTGGCATAATGTCTTTGGTCTTCGCTTCGACAGATTCCATCAGGGAGCGTTTGCCGCTGAAGTCATTATCTTCAAAATCAGCGGTCTGGTTTGCTTCAATCGTGATTTTACGGACTGCCGCAGCCGCTTTTGTTGCCTGAATGGCGTCACCATTAGCATCAAAGCCCACAAGGTAGTCGGCCCAGTCTTCAATCCATTCTGCCAGTGATTTCTGGGAGTTACGCTCGCCGTTAACAGACAACAGGGCAGAGAACGGTGCTGTCTTTTTCAGTTTGAGAGTGGCGGTGTTATCTGCGTGACCTGGTTCATCAATAGTACCCAGGTTAAGCACACTGACGGCACGCATATTATCAGCATCGATAAAGCAGCGGGTGCCTTCATCTGCAAGATCTTTAGAATAACGGGTAAAGTCATCGATGCTGGCAGTGGAAAGCGCACCACGGAAACGGAAGCGATTTAAATTAAATTTTTCCAGATCATGAATGCGGAAATTCTCAGGCAATGCCACAGCATCGGCACCAATCTTACTGATAATTTCATTAACACCCTGAGCAGAAATAAGGGCATGGATTTGATTAATTGCGGTTGCGTCTAAGTTCTGAGACATAATAAGTCCTCACTATATAAAGATATTCAGTGATGAGATAAATAATCAGTTAATTAAGAACGATATTAATGACCTGCTGCGCGTAGTTTTCCGTCAGGTTCACCGGCAAGAGTCAGTAATTGTCCCTGGTCTTCCTGCAGAATAGTCAGGCGACCACCGCGATTGACATACATCGGCGTTTCGGTGGTGTCTTCTTCAGAAATTTTCCCGCGGTTAGTCGGGCGAACATATGAGAGTTTGTGTTTGATTTTCACACGGCTCTCATCAAACGGTTCGATTTCCAGGTTGAGCGAGACCTTACCTTTGGTTTTCGTGTTCATCACACCGGAAGCGACTTCACTGAGAACTGCGCCGATTTTGGTTTCAAATACGCCGCCGTCCAGCTCCCCGATAAATGCCTGCACATCAGTACTGCGTTCGCTAGCCATTTTGCTGCTCCTCATCATATCGACCCTGCAAGGTCGGTTGGTTTCTCCACAAAACAGAGAAGAACACCTGCGGTGGCAGCCGCCCGGATGGATTGGGTTATGAGCCCGTCGTCCGGTGATGCTCTTCTCTGTTTTGTAAAAAGAGCGGTACCAGCCGGAAGCAAGTGTACAAACTGGTACCGCCAAAGCAGTGGCTGTTGTGGTGACCGGTGCTGATCTCCGGCTTGCGGTTATTTCAGACTCTCACGGGCGTTTAATTGCCCCGCCGAACAGCTCTTTTCCGCAATAGCTGCAATGTCTTTCGCGCATCAGCCTGCGCATTCACCACAACGCTAAGGATTCTCTCTGGTTGAAAATACTTAGCTGTTATGTGCCTGCTTTTAGCCACATCAGGCGAGGTGGACCTGGTTATTCCCCAACAACAAGGATTTGGTTATTATGTAACCCTCCCCAACAACGATAAGGATTTATATGGATCTATGTGTAGATAAGTATGAGGAGAGGCATGTGCCGTTAAGACAAAAGCCTCCAGTTCCTCCAAAACCACCCAAGGAAAACTGAGACTAATATGACCAGAGACGATTATAAATTTTATGTTCACTACTCTTATGTATTGGAGAAGATGAATTACACGTTGTTAACTCGCATTGATAAATTAATAACGTTGATGTTAATCGTTCTCGGTTTTTCAGTTTTCGCCCCGTACAGTAATTTATTTATTTTCGGTTTGTTTGTTGCCGTACTTTCGGTTCTTCAGTTGGTCTATCAGTTTGGCCAAGAGGCTGGAATGTCTAAAGAGCAAGCGAGGCATTACAAAAGACTGCTGATTGAGTCTGATACCCTTCCTGAAGATCAGTTGCAAGCTAGGTATTTAAAAATCCAAGATACTGATAGTAATCCATGGAAATCACTTGAACGAGCGGCTTTCATTCGGGCCTGTATTTTTGCTGGTGTTCCAACTAAGTACGATTTAACAACCAAAGAAAAATTTATAGCTTGGTGTGCGGGAGATCTACCTCTAGAGAATGAACTAACGGATATTAATGATGATCAACAAGCATAATCCAGTTCACGGACATGTACCTCCGAAGCCGAAACCACCGAAACCGAAGAAATGAGACATAATAGGATTGGATAATGAGTCGACCAATAGAGCCTTTTCATATTCCACCTCGTCCCAGGCCACCAGATCCAGGCCCAAAGTGAGGGTTACTGATTTTTAAAGAGCGAAGCGTCCGGTAGGGCGCTTTTTTGTTGCTAACGAATCATCCGGTCATTCATACGCCACCGGCGGCTACTTCGTGGGCGTCCTGCCTGTCCGTGATAGCTTACATTATGTTGCTACTTAAAGTAGCAAAAATCAACAACAAAAAGTAGATATTTGTTGTTGTCTATGATTTTTCTATAATTAATTGAAAGTTAAATGTTTTTGCTGATTTACTATGCTGTAAACTGAAAATATCGCACGAAGTTGGAGTAGGTATTGAGCATAGTGAATTATGAGGAGGGAGTTTTTTATGAGATTAATCAGGGAGAAAGAAGAGTAAAGCCCGGTTATGCGGCCGGGCACATGCATTACTTTGTAAGTTCTAGAACTCGTTGAGCCAGCCCTTTAAATTGTTCGTTAAAGGCGTCTCTGCTTGATTTCATTGTATTTAAGGCATGCCCAAATTGCCCTGAATCGCGAATTTGCTGATCACTGATGGAGAAAACAGGTGTCGCTAGTTGTTGGCTTATTGCGATTAATGAGTTGAAATCGGAAATATGCGCAAGATCATAGGCTGATAAATCTCCACTGACTGTTGTTTTGTTAATTGCATGTTGCACTTTATCTCGTGGAATTATGCAGGTAATTTTTTCTAGATTTGGCACTAAGATCGAATCAACAGCATCACGGATAGCTGCCATCCATTTTTCGAAAGATTTTACAGGTGCTCCTTTACGCGGCCTGTATCTCTGCTGAATCATACCTAGAAACTGCGGTGCATTTTTAATTGATTGTGAAGAGTTACCATCATTATTTTCTTTAAATAATGCTAATTCTTTGTGCCAGCGAGGTATATTTTTTGAGAGAGAGCGAATTGCTTGCCAGCAAAAAAAGTCTGGAGCTACAGGTACGATAAAATAGTCACTTGACATGAGAACTACTTCATTTAAACCTCCAACATTAGGGCTGAGATCATAAAGAATGTAATCAATATTATTCTTCATGGCGATTAGCTGTAATATTTTTGGCAGGTTCCCTGGTATATTTCTTGTAGCAGGAATACCAGCAGCAATTTTTAGAGAAACACTTATCTGTGAATCTAAGTCCGAAACATCTAAATGTCCGGGAAGAAGCAGAAGGTTTTCATGCAGTGTAGGGTGTAATTTTCCCGTTTCTTTTTCAAGGTATGCTTCAGGTTGTCCGCCATTAATCAAATATTCTACAATAGGTCCAAGAGTTAAGTTATCTCTGCTAGAATAAAAAGAATCTAAACCCTCATCAATCTTTTCATAGCCAAGAACCATTCCTGTTAGATTACATTGCGAATCAAGGTCAACCATCAATACTTTCTTGCCTTCATCCGCAAGTGCCCATCCAAGATTGAAGGTTGTTGTGGTTTTACTTACCCCACCTTTATGATTAAAAAAACAAATTGATTTTGTCATATTTCTCTATCCTTTCGACCCCCAGCATATTGTAATTTACGCTGGGTGATTATTTTATATTGTTAATGATAATGTTTAATAAAAATAAGAGAGTAAAACAACTATTAGTAATAGCACTTGCTTGATAAATATTATTTTTTCACCTTTAGTTCTATAGTCTAAACGAAGAACTAAAGCCGGTTGTATTTAATTGATTCGTGTATCAATGCTTTGCCCATAACATAAAGTTGATCTTGGGACTTCTCATCAATGTACCATTTCTCATAGGCTGGATTATCCGAAAGAACGGCGAGTTTGTTGCCTTGCATTTGTAGACGTTTAACGTGGAACGTCTTACCATAAACGAAAGAGTAAACACCATCAGTTTGGAAGTTGCGAACAGAAATGTCGACAAACAGTCGATCTCCGGAAACTAGAGTAGGGGACATGCTGTCGCCATTTACAGTCATAACTTTAATATCATCTTGAGAACGATTACCGAAAAGAGAACGGGCATGCTCTGTTGTGAACTCAATGGCGTAGAGCACATCAACATAGTCTGAAAGCATATAGGTTCCAGGTCCTGCGCTAACGCTAAGATCCAAAACTTCTATCCTGTATACATCGGGTTTTGTTGGATTGGGGATGCTTGCCATTTCCTTACATCCTTCTCTCTCGCCAACACCATATTCTAAATATGAAGCTGATACCCCCAGAGCCAATGCAAGTTTATTCATGACAGAGGCACGAGGCTTCGCAGCGCCGATTGTGTATCGCCGCGCCATTTCATATGTAACGCCCACAAGACTTTTGAGTTGGGTGACAGAAATTCCCTTGTTTGTCATTAGCTCGTTTAGTCTCTTGGCGAAATCTGGATACTTCTGTTCTTCTACCATAGGTAGAAGGTTACTCGCATCACATACGCTAGTCATTTCTATTTTAAGTAGTTGCATTCTGCTATTTTAAGTAGCATCATCCCTCTGAATTTCAGAGGAGAAAGGTATGTCATCTCAAAACTACACAGAGAAAGCAGTAAAAGCTGCGGGAAAATCTTTATCTGAAGTAGCCCGTCACTTTGGTTTTAAGTCCACTCAATCCGTCGCTAATTGGGTAATTAACAATCAAGTCCCGTCAGAACGGGTTTTACAACTTTGTGAGTTGGGAAACTGGTCCGTGACCCCTCATGAACTGCGTCCTGATATTTACCCCAATCCAAATGATGGATTACCTGAGTGCTATTCAAAAGTTAGCGGTTCAGCTGCGTAAACGTAACCACAGAAACGAGGAGTTAACCGTGGGTAAGCATCACTGGAAAATAGAAAAACAGCCTGAGTGGTACGTGAAAGCTGTCAGAAAAACTATCGCAGCGTTGCCGGGGGGTTACGCTGAAGCTGCTGACTGGCTGGACGTAACAGAGAACGCATTATTTAACCGCCTTCGTGCCGATGGCGATCAGATTTTCCCGCTGGGATGGGCAATGGTTTTACAGCGTGCTGGTGGCACTCACTTCATTGCTGATGCTGTGGCGCAGTCTGCAAATGGCGTATTTGTGTCTCTTCCTGACGTCGAGGATGTGGACAACGCCGATATTAACCAGCGTCTGCTGGAAGTCATTGAACAGATCGGCAGTTATTCAAAACAGATTCGTTCAGCAATCGAAGACGGTGTAGTGGAACCGCATGAGAAGACAGCAATTAACGACGAGCTGTACCTCTCAATTTCGAAGCTGCAGGAGCATGCAGCACTGGTCTACAAAATCTTTTGTGTTTCAGAAAGTAATGACGCCCGCGAGTGTGCAGCTCCGGGCGTCGTGGCGTCGATTGCTTCTGGTTGTGGAGAAACTAACGCATGAACAGTTTAACAACACACTACCGTCGCTCGCAACTGATTGCGCTTCCTGTACCGGGTGGAAAAGCGAAGGTGGAATATTGCTATGCAGTGAATGTACCAGGTGACAGGGAAATTGTAACCCACAGCTTTGCTGAGTGGGCTGTGGGTGATTTCAACCGGCAGAAGGAGACAGTCCTTTGCGACAAGTTAACCGCTGGTTCAAAGATCACTACGGAGTGCCCGTCAGAGTCATTCGTTGGGAACCGGAAACACAACGTGTTATCTACCTCCGCGAAGGCTATGAGCATGAGTGCTTCAGCCCGCTCGAACAGTTTCGTCGTAAATTCAGGGAAATAGAGGTCGGTCATGAGCACTAAATTAACCGGCTATGTATGGGATGGTTGCGCTGCATCAGGCATGAAATTATCCAGCGTGGCAATTATGGCCCGCCTGGCTGATTTCAGTAATGACGAAGGTGTGTGCTGGCCATCAATTGAAACCATTGCCCGCCAGATTGGCGCGGGGATGAGTACCGTCAGAACGGCTATCGCACGGCTGGAAGCAGAAGGCTGGTTAACGCGTAGGGCGCGTCGCCAGGGTAACCGCAATGCGTCGAATGTTTATCAGCTTAACGTTGCGAAGCTTCAGGCAGCGGCATTTTCTCAACTGTCAGATTCTGACCCGTCAAAATCTGACGCATCAAAATCTGACGCATCAAAATCTGACGCATCAAAATCTGACCCGTCAAAATTTGATGCGTCGAAATCTGGCAAAAAAGCGGGTTTTCACCCGTCAGAATCTGGTGGGGATCCGTCAGTAAAATCAAAACATGATCCGTCAGATAAAAAAACTTCTCGTCCGGACGCTTCGCAACCGGACACGCAGACGGCTGAACAGGATTTTTTAACTCGCCATCCTGATGCGGTTGTATTCAGCCCTAAAAAGCGCCAGTGGGGGACGCAGGATGATTTGACCTGCGCACAGTGGCTCTGGAAAAAAATCATCGCCCTGTACGAGCATGCCGCCGAATGTGACGGCGAGGTGGTTCGTCCCAAAGAACCGAACTGGACAGCATGGGCAAACGAAATTCGCCTGATGTGTGTGCAGGATGGTCGTACTCATAAACAAATCTGCGAGATGTACAGCCGCGTCAGTCGCGATCCGTTCTGGTGCCGTAACGTGCTCAGCCCGTCGAAGCTGCGGGAAAAATGGGATGAGCTTTCCCTGCGCTTATCGCCGTCCGTCAGCACGTACACCGAAAAACGCGAAGACCCGTACTTCAAAGCCAGTTACGACAACGTGGACTACAGCCAGATCCCGGCAGGATTCAGGGGGTGATCATGAGTCTTTTGAATGACGTTCAGAAATTCATTGAAGCCCATCCGGGGTGTACTTCCGGAGACATTGCGGATGCTTTTGCAGGTTACTCACGACAGCGCGTTCTGCAGTCAGCAAGCAAGTTACGTCAGAGTGGGCGTGTGGCTCACCGTTGTGAAGGGGATACACGCAGACATTTCCCGCGGCTGACTGAGATACCGCAGGAGCCGGAACCGCAACCAGTTCGTGAATCCAGACCTGTGCGCAATTTCTATGTCGGCACTAACGATCCCCGGGTGATTTTGTGCCTGACCCGCCAGGCGGAAGAACTGGAGTCCAGGGGCTTATACCGTCGTGCTGCAACGGTGTGGATGGCGGCATTCCGTGAAAGCCACTCCCAGCAAGAGCGAAACAATTTTCTTGCGCGTCGTGAGCGGTGTTTACGGAAAAGCAGCAAGCGCGCTGTATCGGGTGAAGTATCTGTCAGGGAATTACGTGGGGGCTTAATGACGACGTTAACTCAATGCCAGCAGCAGGTGCTGGATATGCTGATTTCTTACCAGAAAGAACGTGGCTTCCCGCCAACCAATCAGGAGGTGGCTACCATGCTGGGATACCGTTCAGTGAATGCAGCGGTGGAGCATCTTCGCGCACTGGAGAAAAAAGGCGTCATCACGATAAAGCGTGGCGTGGCCCGGGGCATCACGCTTCATACCGCGGTGAAGGACGACGACAGCGAGGTGGCCGGGATTATCCGCGCACTGCTTGCTGGTGAGGAAAACGCCAGGCTGCGTGCAGCCCACTGGTTACATGAGAGGGGGCTGAAAGTATGAAGCTGATTCTGCCTTTTCCACCCAGCGTGAACACCTACTGGCGACACCCCAACAAAGGGGCATTTGCTGGTAAGAGCCTGATAAGCGCGGCGGGGCGAAAATTCCAGAGTGCGGCGTGCACAGCAATAGTTGAGCAGTTACGTCGTCTGCCGAAACCAACGTCGGCACCTGCTTCAGTGGAGATCGTGTTGTTTCCTCCGGATAACCGGATCCGCGATCTGGACAACTATAACAAGGCGCTGTTTGACGCCCTGACCCACGCGGGTGTGTGGGAAGACGACAGTCAGGTGAAAAGAATGCTGGTGGAGTGGGGACCGGTTATCCCGGAGGGGAAGGTCGAGATCACTATCAGTAAGTACGAAAAAGCGAGTTGCAAATTAGCAACTCGGTAACGGAATTGAGCAACACCCTAAATTTGGGTATTACCTCGTTAAAGATACTGTATTTATGAACAGTGTATCCTTGATAACTATTAAAAATCGCAGTAAGTTCATCCTGCATCAACGAAAAGGGAGTGCAGTCCCGCTCGTGGATAAAAATTTGTGGAGAAACCAATGAATCAGTTGCTTGTAATTGATGGCGTTTCTGTGCGCCAGTACTTCGAATCTAACTACTGTCTTAACGACCTTCAGAAAGCTGCTCTTCTTGCCGCTGGTGAGAATCGCTCCTCCCGTTCGCTGGAAGTTCACGAGTTTATGCGTCGTCCTGAAACGAAGGCTCTTGTGGAATTATTGGAAGAAGAAACTACGGGAGATTCCCGTAGTATTCCTGTCATCACCATTCAGGGGCGCAATGGTGGGACGTATGTCTGTAAAGAGCTGGTCTATGCATATGCAATGTGGATCAGCCCGGCATTCAGCTTAAAAGTGATACGTACTTTTGATGCGCTTCATAATTCATCACCAGAAGAAACCACATCCGACAAAATTAAATCCGGGGTCATTCTGCTTGAATCAGCAGCAAAGACTCTAAATCTGTCAAACTCCTCGAAACTTGGTGCATACCAGAAATTATCAAAGGTAGCTGGTCTTCCTGAACTTATGCCGATCTATGCCATTGATGCACCTGCTGATGCGCCAGATGGTTCAAGCCGCCCTACGCTGTCGCTGAGTGCACTGCTGAAGCAGTATGGTATCCGCCTGACGGCTAATCAGGCATATCACCAGATGGCGAAGCTGGGGATCGTTGAACAACGCGAACGATACAGCCGTACCGCGATTAACAACATCAAAAAATTCTGGTCGCTGACCGCGAAAGGCTGCATGTTCGGCAAGAACATCACCAGTCCTGCAAATCCGCGCGAGACGCAGCCGCATTTCTTCGAATCCCGATTTCCTGAGCTGTTAAAGCTGCTCGATACCGTTCATTGAGGTGACTGTGAGAGCACTACTGACCCCTGAAATTGCCCCGCGTATGGGGATCGTATTGTTCAGGCCAGGTTCAGAGCTGATGCCCCTGTTTATGCAGGGGCGTGTCCTGCTGGAGCCTGAGCCGGAGCGTTATTCATCTTTCGCCAGTGGTGCCGTTCCGGCGGCATCACAACCGCTGGCGGATGATCCTGCCGTTCGGGCCGTGTTCCGCCATGAGGCAGTGATCCGTCGTGCTGGTGGCGTGGAATGTCTTGAAAGCTGGTTACTTCGTGAAAAAGGCTGCCAGTGGCCTCATTCCGGATGGCACAGCGAGAACATGACCACAATGCGACACGCTCCGGGTGCAATCCGTCTGTGCTGGCACTGCGATAACCAGCTGCGCGATCAGTTCACGGAACGGCTGGAATCAATGGCAACGGATAACTGTGCCCGCTGGGTGTTGTCTGTTGTGCGTCGGGATCTCGGTTTTGATGACAGTCACGTTGTGACAATGCCGGAACTGTGCTGGTGGCTGATTCGTAATGACCTGGCGGATGCCTTACCGGAAAGTGCAGCCCGTAAGGCACTGAGATTACCGAAGCCTGTTGTGCCGTCTGTCACCCGGGAAAGTGACCTTGTGCCTTCGGTTCCTGCCACCAGCATCATCCAGGATAAAGCGAAAAAGGTGCTGGCGCTGAAAGTGGATCCGGAGTCGCCGGAGTCTTTTATGTTACGCCCCAAACGTCGCCGCTGGGTTAATGAAAAGTACACGCGCTGGGTTAAGACGCAGCCGTGTGCATGTTGTGGAAAGCCTGCTGATGATCCCCACCACCTGATAGGCCACGGTCAGGGGGGAATGGGTACAAAAGCGCATGACCTCTTCGTGCTGCCTTTGTGCAGAAAGCATCACGACGAGCTGCATGCGGATACCGTGGCATTTGAAGAGAAGTATGGCTCCCAGCTGGAGCTGATATTTCGTTTTATCGATCGTGCGCTGGCAATAGGCGTGCTGGCCTGATTTTGTGGAGAAAGTTGATGCGTGATATTCAAATGGTTCTTGAACGTTGGGGGGCATGGGTGGCAAATAATCACGAGGATGTGGAATGGTCATCTGTTGCTGCAGGTTTTAAGGGATTAATTCCTTCGAAAGTAAAATCCCGCCCGCAATGTAGCGATGACGATGGCCTGATCATTAGCTCTGCGATGACAGTTCTTAAGAAAAAGGAACCGTATCAATACGAATTACTGGAAATGTATTATGTGTATGGGGTTACATTACGGGTGTTGGGGGTAAAACTGGGGATATCACTTAATCAGGTTGTTATCAGACTGCAGAAAGCTGAAGGGTTTATTGACGGTTGTCTGGCAATGTTGGGGGTATCTTTAGAAATTGATTGTTACATATAGTAATAAATTCAATCAAAGTAAATAATCATATTTTATTATAACCTCCTGATGATACCTGTTCATTGGGAGGTTATTATGGATAAAAATGTAGAGCATGTATTAGTTGATGCAATTGAAAATAAGCAATCTTTAACAGTCGTTTACTTAGGAGGGAGCCAGCCCGGAACATTAAGGAATATTTCTCCGATTAGTATAAATGGGGATAAATTGCGGGCAAGATGCCATAGTTCTGGAGCAGTAAAGGTTTTCAATCTTGGGAAAATACAGTTACCCAGTGACTCCTGCGCGGTATCTATGCACTATGGAGATTTAGAAGTTAAAGCTTATGAGACGATGCAGAGCGTAAATGACAACTTTCATGCCCTTTATCCTGAAGGACGATGGGGTGTTGATTTTAATGAGCATCGCTTTGCTTTATTTGATTTTTTTAAAAACGGGAAACGAAAAAAAACGGCATTTATGGCAATTGAGTTCAGGGAAAGAGATGAAGAGAAAATAATAACAGGTGTAACAATTGATATTGGTATATCTGGAACAGTGATTTCTGAGAAGTCCCGAATCCCAAAAAGACGACCATGGGTAGTGGTTGGTCCCGAACACGGAGAATACAGTACTTATTCAACTTTGGACAAGGCTGCTACAGCGTTTTTTGAGAGGCTTTCGTTGATAGCATCCGGCCTGGAAGATAATTGATTTTATGTTTGGTATTCAGAGTTCGCCGTGCTTAAGAAAGTCAAGATTCTAAAAATACTGAATGAGCTACTTGTGTTATAACAAAAATGCTATTAGTGTGTTAAGAGTGGTTACTTCGCCACACAACTTAAACCCGCCACTGAGCGGGTTTTTTGTACCTGTAAACTTGGTGCAGTACAGTAAACACGCTGGTGGTCGTGAATACTGGCTTTTTATCTTGCTGGCTTTTTAGACAAGAGTTATTGGTATGTCACGTTAACCGGAAAGGGTAAAAAGACATGCTGAAACAGCAGGATATGACAGAAACCGCCAGAGTTGTGTTTGATGAATTAAGCGTTACCGAACCGGCGACAGTCGGGGAGATTGCGCAGAATACTTACCTTTCACGCGAACGCTGCCAGTTAATACTGACCCAGCTTGTTATGGCGGGTCTGGCAGACTATCAGTGCGGTTGTTACAGACGCCTTCAGTCCTGAAGGCTTTTTATTTGTGGTGAATGGGCGGCTGGTGGGGGGGCGACACCTGTCAGTCCTTTGCTTATGTGTTGATGATAATTTACCTTTTGGGGCTATAATTGAGCTAACCAATTGCTAATGAAAGTAAAATTATAATGGCTGTTGTCTGTTCAGTTATCATGGTTTGCTCCCCAATTAATATTTTTCTTGAAAAGGATACGTTGTCACTTAAGCCAGGCTCAGTTGTTCTGGCCACCAAATGCATCAGGGAGCTTTTCCTTATGCATTATGGCAAAGTTAAAATTGTCGATATAAGCGAATCCGTCGTAAGTCAATATCTGGAAAGTCAGCATAAGCTGACGAGGACTCGTCTGACTGACATTCCGCTTTACCTGTTGCTGGAACCCAACAATCCTGCGTTGGCTGCGGCTTTAATTACCAGCCAGGGATTTTCCGGAGAGGCCACGGATATGTTTCTTATGATGGCCTGCCTGTCTCTGTTTGAAACAGATGAACGGATGTCATTGTTTTTAAGTGGATGTTTATCCAGCATAAGTGCCAAAGTCAGGGCGATAATTCAGACAGATATATCAGCAAGCTGGACGCTTGGTGCGATTGCTCTACAGTTGCATATGAGTGAGAGTTTGTTAAAGACAAAACTGAAAAATGAAGGGGGCATGTTCAGTCGCTTGTTGCTGGAAGAGCGGATGCGTGTTGCTGTAAATATGTTATGTTCCCGGCATGGATATGGACAGGCTATAGCAGAAAAATGCGGTTATTCAAGCAGGTCCTACTTTATTTCTGTATTTCACCGCTATTATGGCTTCCCGCCAGACAGATATGTATCCAGGCAAGGGCTTGATTATTGATTTTCATCTGATTATTATTTTTTGGCTCGGCCCTTTAGCTCAGTGGTGAGAGCGAGCGACTCATAATCGCCAGGTCGCTGGTTCAAATCCAGCAAGGGCCACCATCACATACCGCCATTAGCTCATCAGGAAAGAGCGCCAGCCTTCGAAGCTGGTTGCGCGGAGTTCGGGTCCCCGAAGGCGGTTCATTATCTGTATCCTGCGTTGTTAGCTCAGCCGGACAGAGCAATTGCCTTCTAAGCAATCGGTCACTGGTTCGAATACAGTAGAACGCGCCACACTTATTTTCCCTGGCTCGCTTTTGCGGGCTTTTTTTTAAATGTCTCACAATTCAGGCGGTTGACTGTTGTCTGGTTTGCGGGGAGTTTGTTAAAAGAAACTGGCATGGTGAATCCCCCTGTGCGGAGGGGCAATCAGCGAGTAGGTATATGGGATAATCGCGGATTCAGGTGCTGGTACTGAATTCACCGGGAGGCACCCGGCACCATGCAATGGCACATAGTGCCACTCTCCAGCCCCTCTCCGGAGGGGCTTTCTTGTGGGCAAAAAAAAGCCCGAGTGGGTTCGGGCAACAGCATGAGATATACATTTTTATAATCGAATGGATTTTAACCAGAATTCATAAGGCTGCGCAACTGCGCGGTCTTTTTCGAATTGCGGGCTGTCGTCTCTCTTCTGCCATTGTCCTGTAACTTCCGGACTTCAGCCCGCTCCTTATTTTACTCACAATATTATCCCGGCCGGGAGGATTCATGGCATTTAAACACTATGACGTGGTCAGGGCGGCATCGCCGTCAGACCTTGCGAAACGACTGACACAAAAACTGAAGGAGGGGTGGCAGCCATTTGGCAGTCCGGTGGCCATCACGCCTTATACCCTGATGCAGGCCATTGCGGCGGAAGGTGATGTCACCACACCTGTGGTGGTGAAGCCGTCGGATGGAGAAGGCGCAGTTATCAGCACTACCAGCAACCCGGAGTATTACTTTGTTGTTGCCCTGGCCGGGCAGTCAAACGGTATGGCGTATGGTGAAGGGCTTCCGCTGCCGGAGACATATGACCGTCCGGACCCGCGTATTAAACAGCTGGCGCGTCGCAGCACTGTCACGCCGGGTGGTGCGTCCTGTAACTACAATGACATTATTCCTGCGGACCACTGCCTGCATGATGTTCAGGATTTGAGTAAGTTTTCACACCCGAAAGCCAGCGCAGCTCAGTATGGATGCGTGGGGCAGGGATTACATATCGCGAAGAAATTGTTGTCGTTTATTCCGGCGAATGCCGGTATTCTTCTGGTTCCGTGCTGCCGTGGTGGTTCTGCATTTTTGGCGGGCGATGAAGGTACCTTCAGCGAATCCACCGGCGCAAGCGAGACCTCGGCACGCTGGGGTGTAGATAAGCCACTGTACAAGGACCTGCTTACCCGTACTCAGGCCGCACTGAAGGCCAACCCTAAAAATATTCTGCTTGCAGTGGTCTGGATGCAGGGCGAGTTTGATTTGAAACAGGGTGCATACGCCACTCAGCCGGGGCTGTTTGATTCCATGGTGGAAAAATATCGTTCTGACCTGTCGGAATTCGGAGGTCAGTGTCTCGGGGGCTCTCCGTCATCAGTTCCCTGGATTTGTGGCGACACGACCTACTACTGGAAGCAGACTTATTCTTCGCAATACGATGCGGTGTATGGTGCATATAAGACGAAATCCGCAAAAAAAATCTTCTTTGTGCCGTTTATGACGGATGAAAACGGGCGAAATGTGGGTACCAACGAGCCGTCAGAAGATCCGGATGTTGCGGATATTGGGTATTACGGAGCCGGTGGTCGAACGGACGCCAAAACCTGGACGACGGCTGACCGTAAAACGCATTTTGGATCATGGGCACGTCGTGGGATTATTTCCGACCGTCTGGCAACGGCGATTCTTGTGCATGCCGGGAGAACCGCTGAATTCATTACCGGAAAACAGCCTGATACGGTGAAGCCCACCGGACCTTCCGGTGAAGGTACGGAGAGAGAGCCGGAAGGTCCGGTCAGTAACCGAACCCTGATGAGTCTGCTGGCGTCCGGCGAAGACCTGGCATCACAGGGCTGGCGCTATTATCACAAACCGGCGAGCGGAGACAATGTTAACAAAAACATTGCTGAAGCGGTGGTCAGTGATGCGGGGGCTACGGGAGGTAAGGCCCTGCAACTGAATAAACCGGAAAACCACATCTGGTTTCTGGAGCATGATGCAGCCGGGCAGGGGGCAGAGTTGCTGAAGAAAGGAGGACGTGTGAGCGTACGGTTTAAGTTGCCGGGTTCACTGGTGCCGAATCAGTTTGCCCTGGGCATTTACTGGCAGTTGTCGTCCCTGCCGGAGGGAGTGACGCTGGCAGAGGAAGGCAACGACATGCTGATGTCCTTCTTCCTGCAGACGGATGCGACGAACCTGAACGCGATGCACCACAAGAAGCCGAATGCGAAGCTGGATACGTTCGGGGTCTTTGATAACGGATGGCACACACTGGCTTTTGAGTTTGCCGGAAACAACAGCATTCAGGTGACGCCGGTACTGGATGAGAAACGGGGGACGCCGTTCACACTGGTGAAATCTCCGGCATCAGGGGCGGCGGACAAACTGCAACTGACAGGCATATCAAAGGCGGCGACATATACGCTGCTGATTGACAGTGTGAAGGTGGAAGTGAACAACGCGGATGCCGCGGCATGATAAAAAAAGGCCGCCAGCAATGAAGGAAAGGGATGAACTGTGTCCACTACATGAATGCTGGCGGCTGGTAAAACGACCACGATGACACCGAAGTTTGCGATATTTTTCTACAAAAATAAGTAAATCATGTCAACTATCACGGTGAGAAACCATGACATTTCTGAACCAGTTAATGCTGTACTTCTGTACGGCAGTCTGTGTTATGTATCTTCTTTCGGGTGGGTACAGGGCAGTGCGCGATTTCTGGCGCAGGCAGATTGATAAAAGGGCCGCTGAGAGAATCAGCGCCAGTCAGTCAGCCGGAAGCAAACCCGAAGATCCGCTCATTCCGTAGTCACTTTCTTGACAACACCTTTCAACGAGAAAATCCCATGTCAGAAATCACATCCCTGGTCACTGCTGAGGCAGTGAAGGAAGTCCTGCGCTCTGAAGAAGTCCTGAGCGCACTGAAACAGAAACTCCGCCAGAACCTTGAGGCGCGTCTTGATGCAGAAGTGGATGCCATTCTGGATGAGCTGCTGGGCGTACCAGCGGTTCCGGAGCCGGAAGGCATTGCGGATGACAGTACTGTTTCAGATGGCGTCGGGTCTCAGCCTGACGGTAGTGAAGAGCCTCAGCCTGACGGCGAAATGATGATGTAACCATGCGCAGGGGGTGTCGGTGTGAGCTGATGCCCCACTTGTTGTTGTGAGCTTCCGGATTGCGGGAGACGGGGTATGTACCAGATGGAAAAAATCACAACAGGTGTGTCATACACCACGTCAGCGGTGGGAACGGGCTACTGGTTCCTGCAGTTGCTGGACAGGGTTTCCCCGTCTCAGTGGGCGGCAATAGGCGTGCTGGGGAGTCTGCTGTTTGGGCTGCTGACATATCTGACTAACCTGTATTTCAAAATCAGAGAGGACCGTCGTAAGGCTGCACGGGGAGAGTAA